CGTTGAAGCCTTGCTTCGACCATTCCGCAAGAACAATGGGCTGGCTAAATAATGCCAATGCAACCAAGCCAAGTCCGCGATGCGTTAAAGACAAGATTGCAAACAATTTCAGGACTTCGCGTTTACGAAGTAATTCCAGAACCAATAACACCGCCATGCGCCGTCGTGGGTCAATTAGACTTCACATTCGATATCGATAATGCCAGAGGATTAGATCAGGCAAATGTAGATATTTATGTGATTGTCCAACGCTTCTCAGAGCGAGCAGGCCAGGACAAGCTAGATGGATACCTTGCAGGAACAGGAGCAACATCTATCAAAACAGCAATAGAGGGAGATAGAACACTAGGCGGAACATGCCAGACATTGCGAGTAGTCGGCGCAGAGTCCGGAACATACGATTCGCAATCCGTCACATTTCTCTCTTACCGATACCGCCTAACAATCTGGGGATAAGGAGAACCACATGACATACACAATAATCTCAAACCGAGAAGTCTGCGGCAAAATCAAAGGTGACACAATCACAGCAAAAGAATTGCAAGATGCAGGAATCAGCGCAGAAATCCTTATTGCTGGAAACCACATCAAAGCAAGTAACACAGCACCACAAATCCCATCCATCAAAACAGAAACAGAAGAAGGAGCGACAAAATAATGCCTCGCATAGTTCTCACTAACGCATTTATCTCCGTCGGCGGAGTGGATCTGAGCGATTTGGTCGCATCAGTAACACTCTCGGAAACATTCGACGTCGTCGAAACCACCGCATTCTCATCAACAGCCGCAAAGACACGTGTGGCTGGATTAGAAGACAATTCAATCACCCTGGAATTTCACCAGGACTACGCAACCAGCGAAGTGGAGCAGACAATCTATCCACTTCTCGGAACACCAGCAGCAGTGATCGTCAAGCCAAACGGCTCCGCCACTGGCGCATTCAATCCAAGTTATACCTGCTCTGCTATTATTTCAGAGTGGACTCCGATCAACGGATCCGTCGGTGAATTGGCAACAGCAAGTGTGACTTGGCCAGTAACCGGAGCAATCACAAAGGCGGTCGTATAATGCCAAGACTTGTACTAACAAACGCATCCGTTGTATTTGGAAGCACCGATCTCTCGGATTATATTTCGAGCATCTCTCTAAATTCAACATTTGATATCGTCGAAACCACTGCATTCGGAAACACCGCAAAGACACGTGTGGCCGGACTTGCAGACAATTCTGTGACGTTTGAATTTCACCAGGACTATGCAACAGGAGAAGTAGAACAAACAATCTATCCACTTCTCGGAACAGCAGTCAGCGTGGTAGCAAAGCCAGTCGCAGGAACAACAACATCAATCAATCCACAATACGCATTCTCGGCGCTTGTTTCAGAATGGACTCCGATCAACGGATCCGTCGGTGAATTAGCGACAGCAAGTGTAACTTGGCCGATCTCCGGCGCAATTACGAAGACAACAACCTAAAGAAAGTAGGGGGAAAAGATGGATGGATTAAATATCAAAGTCAAGACGACTGATGGCGTGGAAAAAACGTTCTCATTGCGTCCACGCATCATCGTCGACTTTGAACAGAAGTACGGCAAAGGCCTAGCCAAACTTATCGGCGAAGAGCAGAAGCTCGAACATATCTATTATCTCGGGTGGCTTGCACTTAGATCCAACGGAGTCGTAGTCAAACCCTTCGGCCCGGACTTCTTAGATACGCTCGAAGGAGTGCAACTAGATACAGACCCAAATTCCGAATCCACAGAGATAGCCTGACCTATTCAATAGCAGCAGTTTCTGTGGAAACAGGACTAGATCCGATTTCATTATTGGATGCACCAGATGGCATCCTTGAAGCGATCGTGATTTATCTTAAAGAGAAAGCAAAGGCGGCAAACAAACATGGCAAATGACGTCGTAGTAATTAACGGCATCAAAGAAACCACCGCCGCCTTGAAGAAGTTCGACAAGGACGCAGCTCGTCGCCTGACCAAAGTAATCAACGACGAGCTGCGTCGGGCCGAAGGCGATGCCAAAGACCAGATCCCAGACAAGCCCCCCATGAGTGGATGGCGCACAGTGGCAGCAACGAAGCCCCGAAAGGGCGTCAGAGGTGGCCAGGGCTGGCCAGCATGGGATCCGCAAGCCATTCGCCAGGGAATCGTTAAAACTCGTACAGAAGGGCGCGTGAGGTCGGATTACACCACCAGCGCCGGCGCACTCTTCAACAAGACCGCCTCGGGCGTTATATTCGAAGTAGCAGGACGCAGGACACCAGGGCAAGGAACAGGACGCCAGCTCATCAACGTCATGAATGACCGCTTCCGCAAAGCCAGCCGAGGAATATGGGCCGTCATTGATCGCGATCGCCCCAGGATTTATGCCAATATTAGAGCCGCAATGAATGACGCAGAGAAGACCCTGCAAGCCAATCTAAATAAAGAGAAGGGATAACCGAGCATGGCAATAGGCGCAGTAACCGCCCGGATTATCACCCAATACTCAGACAAGGGCAGCAAGGCAGCAAGCCGCGATATCAACAAGCTCGGAAAATCTTTCGACAAATTCGCAGGCAAGGTAGGCAAGGCGTTCGGCATAGCAGCAGCAGCCAGCGCCGCATTCGCAATCAAGATCGGCACAGATGCCGTCAAGGGCGCGATGGCAGACCAGAAACAGCAAGTCGCTCTCGCAACTGCGCTACGCAATACAACAGGAGCAACAAACGAAGCGATTGCTGCCACAGTCAAATACCTAGATGCTAAAGAATTATCAGTGGGCGTAGACAATGAAGAATTGATTCCATCTCTTCAAACTTTGGTACAAGCAACCAAAGACGTCACGCAAGCGCAGATACTACAAAATCTTGCCCTGGATATTTCTGCCGGAACCGGTAAAAATTTAGAAGCGGTTTCACTTGCACTCGCCAAAGCACTCGGCGGCAACGTTGGCGCACTTACCAGACTCGGCGTCCCACTTGATGCAGCAGCAGTAAAGTCCAAAGACCTCAATGCAATCCTGCTATCACTTGGCGAAACTTTTGCAGGGCAGGCAGGCAAACGCGCTGAAACCTTCGAATTTAGAATGATGCGTTTACAGTTAGCCTTTAACCAAGTCCTCGATCAACTGGGATACGCATTCATTCCAGTCTTGGAGAACTTCGCTCAAATTTTAATGACGAAAGTTATTCCGGCGGTTCAAACATTCATAAATGAGAATGGAGAGAAACTTGTCGGGGCTTTAAGTCAAGCGCTCAAAGCGATCCTCGGCTTTGGATTCACTCTCTTTAAAATATTTTCATTCGTAGCAAAGAATAAAACAATCTTTCTATCACTCGGCGCGATATTTGCAGCAACCTTCGTAGCAGCCAAAGTGATCGCATTCGTTACAGCGATACAGGCACTGGTCAAGGCTTATCAAGCAATCCGAGCCGCCGCACTTGCAGCAGCAGCAGCGCAGGCAGTGGCAACAGGCGGCCTTTCATTAGCAGCCGCAGCCGCCGGCCTTGCCGCATTCACTCTGACACTTGGCGGCCTTTATGTTGCAACCAGAACTGCTAATAGTCAGATGTCAAAACTAGAAACCACCGGCGAGGATTTAGAATTTACATTTGATGGATTAGATAAAAGCACCGATGGCTTTATGAAAGAACTAGGTGGCCTCAATATCAATCTGGGCAAAGTAGGAAAGTCTACGAAGGCCGTCACAGCCGCAGACCTCAAACTTATTCAGACACAGAAGGCGCTGGCAAAATTGCGCAAATTAGGTGTCACGCCAACCACAGAAACAGATCCGATCCAGCTCGAAGCAGCGCGCCTGAACCTTGTAAAGCAAGCAAACGTTCAAGAAGCAGCACGCGTCCAGGCAATCCTTGAAAATCTATCAGCGCAACTCAAGGCAAACGAAGCAATTAAGCGATACACAGACCTGCTCGGCGTTGTTGCAGATTCCAGAATTTCACCAGAAGAAGTAATCGTCCTATCCCAGAAGTGGGGCATTAGCAAAGAAGCAGTGGTCGCATACACCAGCGCAATCTTCGCAGTCAACGACGGCAAGATCACCACAAAGGAAGTCGACGCACTCGCAGCGCAATGGGGCGTCACAAAGGGGCAGGCGCAGGTTTATCTAGATTTCTTCTCAGCCCTTAACGACGGCAAACTTTCAGATGAAGAGATAAACAAGCTCGCAACCAAGTGGGGGCTAACAAACAAAGAAGTCGCCGATTACGCAAAGAAAATAGCAGACGGCGTCACGCCTTCTGCACTTTGGCCTACACCGGGCAATCAGGCAGAGAAGTCATGGAAGGACGCGCTCGCAGCTCTCAACGCCTACGTTGCAGCTTCAGGCGCAAAGATCGCAGCACCGACCGTTCCAGCGCCAGTACCAGGCACGCCGCTACCGCCAGGATTCACCCCCGTCATACCTTCAACACCAGGGGCGAAGAAGCCAGGAGAGCCAGGCTTTATCGGGCCAGTCGCTCCGAAGGCAACGCCAGCACCGACACCAGCGCCGCAGACACAGTCAGATATTCAACGATTCCTCACGAGTAGAGGCTTGATCGCGATGGCCACCGGCGGCATCGTTACCAGCCCCACAGCAGCGCTGATCGGCGAAGCAGGGCCAGAGGCCGTCATTCCACTCGACCGCATGGGATCGATGGGCGGATCTACGATCAACATCGTTGTAAACGGCAGCGTGACAAGCGAAGGCGATCTCGTGAATTCAATTCGCAACGCCATCCTGCAAGGCCAGAATAACGGCCAGGCGATCACGAAGACAGCGATCCAACTCTAATGGCAGGCATTCCGCAGCTCGGAGCCACGATCGACTTCACAAACGGCCCGGCATTTATTTCTAGCGCCTTCACACTTGACGATCCAGTGAAGGGCCTACTAGGAACAGGGCAACTCGCAGACGCCGATGACTCGGTCGACATTTCCAGCATTATCCTGCGCTCATCGATTCGAAGAGGGCGCAACCGCATCCTGAATAAATTCGAAGCAGGAACGGCCGTCGTCGAGATCAAGGACGAAACAGGCGACTGGAACCCGGCCAATACAGCAGGGCCATACTTCGGCAAGCTCGTACCCTTGCGCAAAATAAGAATCTTCGCAGATTACGAAGGCGTCCGTTATTATCTTTTCTCAGGCTTTATCACCAGCTATGACACCACATTCGCGATCGGAACCGATGAAGTTTCTAGAGTGATCCTGCAATGCGTCGATGGCTTCCGCCTTCTCAATAACGCAGCGATCAGCACAGTGCCAGATACCGGAGCCGGGCAACTAAGCGGAACGCGCATCAATAAACTGCTCGACGTCGTCGATTGGCCACTTTCACAAAGAGATATCAACGCCGGCGATAGCACCATGCAGGCAGATCCAGGAACAGCAGATAGAACCGTCCTTGAAGCGATTCAGACGGTAGAAAATAGCGAATTCGGTGGCTTCTTCCTAGACGCCGAAGGAAATGCAACCTTCTATTCAAGAACCACAGTCAGCCAATACGCAGACTCAACACCGACAGTTTTCAGCGACGACGGCACAGGAATCGGATACGCCCAGATTGACCTAGCCTTCGATGACACCTTGATCGTAAATAACGTTTCAGTCCAAAGGCTAAATGGCACGAATCAAGTGGTCAGCGACCAGACGTCGATCGATAACTATTTCATTCACTCAGGAGCAAGAACCGGCATTCTTGTGCAGACAGATACAGAGGCGCTGAATCAGGCGACGATGATCTTGGAATCACGCAAAGACGCAACCCTACGCATCGACTCCATGACCCTGAACCTTGTCGACGACGGCCAGGAAGCAAGAAACATCGCAGGCCTTGATCTGGAGATATTCGACCTCGTCAACATCACGAAGGCGATGCCAGGATCGACATCGATCACCAGAGAATTATTCGTGCAAGGCATGCAGCACGACATAACAAGGACAACTTTCACCACTAAGATACTGACAAGCGAACCGATCATCCAGGCGTTTATTCTAGACAGCACAGTGCAAGGCATTCTGGACGTCGCAGGCGTCTTAAGTTACTAACAAGGAGATATCATGGCAGGAGCAGGCTACAAGTTATTCGCAACAGGAGATGTGCTCACAGCAGCTCAAGTGAACACTTTTCTGATGCA